TTGGGTACAACTCCAGAAAAATCAGATGTGCAAGCCAAGGCAAATTTGGCCATACCTTACTACCAAGATAATTTCAGCCCATTCCAAGCCTTTGGCATTAACCGCGGCGATGCTATGCAAGTACCAGCTGTAGCCAGAGCTAGAAACATTATTTGCGGAACTATTGGCGAATTGGGTTTGCATTCTTACAATGAAGTTACTGGCGCAAAAATTGAGGGCCGACCACTCTTAAAGCAACCTGATCCAGCCTTGCCGCGTTTTATAACTATGTGTTGGACCATTGAAGACATTTTATTTTTGGGACATGCGTTCTGGCTTGTTTTGGAAGTTAGCCCAGAGGATGGCCGACCTATTGCATGCCGCCGCATTGATCCAACTCGGGTTACTTTTACAACTGATTTACAAACTGATGAAATTCTAAATGGCTTTTACTTAGATGGTAATTTGTGTCCTGCTTATGGTGTTGGATCGCTAATCATGTTTAGTGGTTTAGATGAGGGACTACTAAATCGTGGTGGCCGAACAATTAGAACAGCATTAGAACTTGAAATGGCAGTAAGCCGAATGGCTGCTGAACCAAACCCAACAATGGTTATAAAGAACACTGGCGTAGATTTACCGCCAGAGCAGGTATCAAGTTTATTAGCATCATGGAAACAAGCGCGGCAGCAACGCTCAACCGCCTACTTGTCAGGACCTTTAGATGTAACAACCTTTGGTTATGATGCCGGGCAAATGCAACTTACTGAATCACGCTTAAACACAGCTGCAGAAATTGCGCGACTATGCAACATCCCGGCTTGGTACATAAATGCCGAAAGCGCCAGCGCTACTTACTCAAATGTAAGTCAAGAGCGCCGTAGCCTTGTGGACTTTAGCCTTAAGCCTTACATGGCCTGTATTTCAGAGCGTTTGAGTATGAATGATCTAACCCCGCGTGGCTCGGTTGTTAAATTTGATTTAGATGATTACCTACGTGGTAATCCACTAGAACAAATTGAAGTATTGGAAAGAATGCTTGCAGCTGGGATTATCAATGTTGATGAAGCCCGTGAGGAAATGGAATTAGCACCGAGAGGAAATGAAACAGATGCAACTTAATTTTGAGGGCCAAGTGTTGGCCGCAAGTGTAGAAACACGAACAATTAAAGGCCTAGTAGTACCTTTTGCTAAAGTGGGCAACACTTCTGCTGGGCCAGTGCGTTTTGAGTTTGGCGCTTTTGGTGACATTGACGCCAGCCAAATTGTCTTAAACATGGAACATGACCGCACACGCCCATTAGGTCGCGGTATTGCTGGCAGTGAGGAAGTTACACCTGCCGGCATTTCAATGGCCTTTAAGATTGCGCCTACTGGCGCAGGTAATGATGCTTTAGTTGAAGCATCAGAGGGATTACGCCCGGCATTTAGCATTGAAGCCAATGTGGGCGAATACGTAATTGAGAAAGGCGTGATGGTCGTATCATCCGCCAAGCTCGAAGCCGTTGCACATGTAACTAACCCAGCATTTAAGGATGCACAGATTTCTCAGGTCGCAGCTACCGAAGAAACCCCAGAAACCACCGAAGCAGAAATCCCTGCCGAGGAACAACCACAGGAGATAACAGTGGAAGAAACAACCGCACCAGTGGCAGATGAAGTGACCGCAGCCGCGGTTGTTCACGCTGCCGCACCAGTGGCTTACACAAAGCCACGTTCACCAATCAAGACTCAAGCACATTTCCTAGAGCATTCAATCAAGGCTCAACGCGGAAACCATGAAAGTGCAGAATGGATTGCACACGCAAAGGCAGAGGATGCAAAGCACGTAAATGCAGCTGACGATTCCTTTACAACCAACCCAGCATTTAAGCCAATTCAGTATGTATCACAGGTAGTAGACAACCAGATTGGCGCTCGTGGAGCGATCGATGCAATCGGTACACGTTCACTTCCAAACGCTGGTATGACCGTATCCATTCCAAAGATCACCACATCAGGATCAGTTGCAGAAACAGCAGAAGGTGCTGGCCCGTCAGAAACTGGCATTGTGTCATCTTATGTTGATGCAACTGTAAAGGCTTACAAGGGACTACAGCGTTACTCTGTAGAACTTTTTGATCGCGCAGATCCAAGTTTCTACGCAGCCATGTTGGATAACATGCGCCGTGTTTACGCTCAAGCAACAGAAGCTGCAGTAATTGCAGAACTAACATCAGGTGGAACACAGGCAACTGCAACTGCTGCAGATGTTGATGGCATTGTGTCATTCGTTAAGACCGAAACCCCGGCTGCATACCTTGCAACTGGCGAATTGGCTACACGTTACATTGCTGGCACATCCCAATGGGGTCTGCTAATTGGCGCGCAAGATTCAACCAAGCGACCAATTTTCAGCGCATCACAGCCACAGAACTCTGCTGGCGAAGTTGGCACACAGTCACTACGCGGAAACGTAATGGGCCTAGACCTTTACGTATCCAACAAGGCTGTTTCAACATCCATTGATGAATCAGCATTCATTGTTGTTCCATCATCTGTTGCAATTTACGAAAGCCCAGTATTGCAGCTTTCGACAAACGTAGTTACAACTGGCGAAATTGAAACAATGCTTTATGGCTACCTAGCCGTCAAGGTTGTTACAGCTGGTGGAGTACGTCGCTTTAACCTGACCTAAGTCAGAGTTAGTAAGAAGTGTGGGGGATGCGGCCCTGTGTCCCCCACACACTCACAAGAATTGGATTGAGACATGGCACTAATTACACTAAGCGAGTTAAAAGCCGTACTTGGTATTGGTGACATCTACGCTGATGCAATCGTGCAAGCCGTTGCAGATAGCGCCGAAAACATAATCCTTTCTTATTTAACTTTTGATGATGTGTCTATTAAAGGCGTATCACTTACAAGTAATGTGGCTAGGTTCTATTGCTACGACAATACTTTTGTAATTGGTCAAGCATTAACAGTTAGCAAGTGTGGCGCACCTTTTGATGGATCGCGCACTGTAACAACCGTAGGCGAAGAGGATGGCGTTACATTCTTTGAGGCTGCCATTACAAACGCAAACATAACCAAGCGCCATGTCATACCTAATGGGCGAGCAGTATTAACCAGCCAAGCCACTCTGTATGACACCACGCCAGAAGTCAGAGAAGCTGCTATGGCCGTTGCCTGTGACATCTGGATTACACGTACTGGCACACTTGGCCAGCAAGGTGTGGATTTCCAATCTCCAGCGCCTTACCGTTTAGGTCGCTCAATGCTTACCCGAGTATCTGGATTACTAGGTAAGCACCTAGATACCAGAGGCTACATTGGCTAATCTAGCGACTTACCGTGATGCACTCGCCGCAACTCTTGCAGCTGCCGGGCGAGTAGTTTACGCATACCCAAATGAAAACATCACGCCGCCAGCAATTGTGCTTGTGCCGGGATCGCCTTACATAACCGTAAGTGCCATTGGTGGCGCTCGTTGCAATGTGCGCTTTGATATCACAGTAATTGTTAATGCAGCTGACAACCGAGCTGCCTTAGCCAACTTAGAAACCTTAATCTTTTCAGTAACCGACCTACTAGCCAACAACATCTCATTGCTTGGTGGATGGTCGCAACCCACAGTCACGCAAATCGGAAACGCCGATATGCTTATCAGCCAACTCAACATAGAGATGGTCACAACCAACTAGAAAGGCAAGTCATGCCAGCAACATACATAACTGGTCGGAATCTGACTTTGAGCATCAACTCTGTGTCATACGCTGACCAAGCATCAACAGTTACACTTGAACTAGAGAACAATCAACAAGTGTTAGAAGTCCTATCGGGTCGCGCCTACAAAACTGTAGATCGTACTGCAACACTAAATGTTGAACTATACCTAGATTGCAGCACAAGCGCTGGTATTATTTCAGCACTATGGGATGCCGCTAAGGCAGCACCAGATACATCACTGGCATTTAGCTTTGATGTTGGTCCCGGTGATACGTTTACTGGCAACGTCTTTCCAGTATTCCCAACCGTTGGTGGCGCGGCCACTGACGTACTTACTACATCCTTGAGCTTTGTAGTCGAGGATGGATCAGTTTCAAGAGCCTAACGAAAAGGAACAGGGCAACCATTATGCAATACACAGTTACAACAAAACAGGGCAACAACTACATAGTGAGTGATGAAAACGCTTGGTTGTGGATTGAGATCGAAAGAGAACTCGGATACACAGTCAGCCAAGCGGCAGAGAAAATGAGCCAAGGCTCGTTGGACGTCATAACTTGTATGCTTTACAAGGCCGCAAAGGCCCAAGGGCATACCAAGTTACCAAACCAGCAAGCATGGGTCACCAATGAGTTTGAAACCTTTGAGGTGGTCGAGGATAGCCCAAAAGAGAACTCGCTGACGGACTCGTCAGAATAGCAGTTGTCACCGGGATACCTTTATCGGATCTGTACCAATGGTCACTCGCAGACATCAATACGGCTTTGCAGCTGATAACAGAGAGGAATGGACATGGCTGAAACAAGAACCAGAATTACAGTCAGACCAGACCTTGCCGATTATCGCGGTTTACTTAAAGCAATAAATGTGATGGACAAAGAAGCCCAGTTTGAACTCAAAAACGAGGTTTACTCAATCAGTTCATGGACTGCCACAGAAATTCAACGTGCTGGATTTGCTCACCCTTACTATCCAAAACAAGCACGCATTGTGGCTGAAACTGTAAGAGCAGCCCGAGATCGTGTACCGACTGTTTATGTTGGCGGTGGCAAGGGTCGCGTGTCAGGTGGCGCAAATGCTGGCCAGTTGTTGTTTGGTAATGAGTTTGGTGGCGATCGTAACGCCTTTGGTAATGCCAACGCATTCCCTAATGGCGGTTTTAGATTCCCACCTCGCACAGCCCGAGAGGGTCGCGGAAACACTGGATACTGGATTTTCCCAACACTTAAAGCAATGCAACCAGAAATTAAGAGAAAATGGTTTGCCGCAATAAATAAAGTAATGGACAACTGGGCGAGGACACCATAATGGCTGATGTAAGAACATTAAAACTTTCATTACTTGCCGATGTGCAAAAGTTTCTTACTGGCATGGATCAAGCAGATAATGCCACAAAGTCTTTTTCAAGCAAGGTCGGCAAATACTCAAAGGCAATGGCCAAATCTTTTGCAGTCGCTGGCGCAGCTGCTGGGGCTTATGCAATCAAGATTGGCATTGATGGAGTCAAGGCAGCAGTTGAGGATGAAGCATCACAAAAGCAACTTGCCGAAGCCTTAAAAAATACTACCAATGCCACTGATGCACAGATCAAGTCCACCGAGGGTTACATCACTAAACAACAGTTGGCCTTTGGCGTAGCCGATACAAAGTTACGCCCGGCACTGGCGAACCTAGCCCGAGCCACTGGCGATGTAACTAAGGCGCAAGAACTAACTAACCTTGCAATGGACATTAGCGCGGCGACAGGCAAAGACCTAGAGGGCGTGTCACTTGCCTTGTCTAAGGCTTACAACGGCAATTTGGGGGCATTAACCCGACTGGGTGTGCCATTAGATGCTGGCATTATTAAGACCAAAGATTTCAACGCAGCGCAAGATGAATTAAGCAGGTTATTTGGTGGCGCGGCTAAGGCCAACACCGAAACCTATGCAGGTCAATTGGCTATTGTCACAGAGCGTTTTGGCGAAATGAAAGAATCCATTGGCGTTGCTTTATTGCCAACGATGAAAATCTTGCTAGAGGAAGTTAACAAAGTTGCCAAGGGTTTCAGTGGCGAGGACCCACAAGGGTTGAGCAATCGGGCCAGAGAACTAGCTGGAACTTTTGAGGGCGATGGCGCATACAGTTTGGGTTATTCACTCCGAGCAGTTGCAGAGGCATTCACTAGATTATTTGATGAAATAGCCAGCCCTGATGCCGCCACTGGCGTATCCACTTTAGAAAAATTGGCTAATGCGATGGAAACTTTTGCCAATGCCATTAACAGTGTTACTAATGCTTATCGCAGTTACATGACCTTTTATGACAAAGTGCCCAGCGCGCTGAAAAACTTTATGAATCCATTTAACCGTTTAGGCGATTACATTTCACTAGCAGGAAGTCGTGCAGCTGGTGGATCGGTCATGGCGAATCAGCCTTACCGAGTAGGCGAGTTTGGCCCTGAAACTTTTGTCCCATCAGGCTCGGGATCAATTCGTCCGGATGCTGGCAACGGCGGTGGCGTA